ATTTTTGCTATTAGATTCATCTGTTATTTTCCTTTACTAATAATAGATACATGTCAAATTTTTGTTGTGCATGTTCTACTTCTTTCTTTAACTCTGCCAACCCTGGATGCATTTTGCAGAGTTCGTCGACCGATTCTTGAATTTCTTCTAAATTACACCAATTAGTTCCGTCGTATATTGCAAATCCGTTCGCTTTATTATCAAATCTCAAATCTCCAATATTTGATATAGTTGGAGGATTTGTACCTATATTACTATTTATTGCTACTTTTTTCATCATCTTGTACTAGAGCAAGCATAATTTCGTATTTTTCTTTAAGGTCTTTTAATCCTACATGTTTCTCACATAATTCAGATATCTTATCTTCTTCTGCAATCTTCTTTTGAACCCAGAGTACTGATGACATAACATCATCAGACAGACTAATAGTGGGATGAGAATCATCCAGTGTATGCCAGTCATTCCCGTTCCCCATTACCTCAAGACGTTGATTCGCTCCGTTCCATCGTGTTATGCCAGTCTGTGATATGTATGGCTGGTAACCACGGGAAACCAGAATACCAAAGCCGCCAATAGGTTCATTGCTCATTTGTAAAGCTCGTCTTCATTATCATGATCAAAACTATTCTGTCTATTGCGGCTTTCTGGATTAGACAATGCTTCCATAATTGCATTTTGCTCATCCCACTTTTGTTTCAATGCAGTTATTACATCAAGAGCTTCTTTTGCTTCTCTTGCAGCTTCAGCAGTCCTCCCATACTCAGCAAAGATATAAATCTCATTTAACGAAAACAATGCCCTCTCAATAGCGGCCTCGAGTGGTGGTTGTGGTTCGACGACTTCTTCTGCAGATTCTTCAGACCCCATGCCCGATTTATCAAACATTTCTTTAAGTTTTTTTATCATGTCGTTTTCTTCAACTTCGGTCGACACATCTTTGATATCACTCATTACAATACTCCTAACAGTTTTGATGCAGATTGAATTACTTCAAGAGCATGTTGCATTTTCGCTCTCTCCTCTAAGGTACACCCACTGGTGTCGATGGTCTTTAATTTGAGCAAGTCGCCAACAAGCTCATCAAATTCGTCTTTTCTTATTAAGTTTGCATTATAACTTTTTGCAAATAGGTCATATCGAGACTGAACGTCGCTCTGACACATGTTATATTTTTCATTACCACTAATTGCACGAGCAAAGGTTCTTGCACTTGATTGAATATTACTTAATTTGTGTTGGCAATATGTTATACTGTAATTTGTGCGATTTAAGAATGTTGATGTCATATCTCTTATCTGTATTACAGACGGAACTGCTTGGTCAGTGTCTGATTTGTCAGAAACAAACTCAACTAAGGTCAGAGTATCGTGGTTGATTTCTTGTAACCACATATTGTATTCTGGGTTGCTCATGTCATTACATCTATGAGTTGCATGAGTTGTGTTAGACGTGATCATAACTGCATAGTTGTATTCAACTGGATCATATGTCCTTGCTTGAAATGCAGAACATGCAGAAAGTAGTATTGTTAATGTTAGAGTTGTAAGTAGTTTCATATATTATTCCGGTAAAGTTATTTTTTGCACATGGCTGTGAACATAGGTTTTATGCACAATTTTTTCTACAAACACGAGAATTTCGTCATCATCCTTAATGTCGGTATATCGTAAATCATCATATGCAATATCTGGATCAACTTGTAATTTTTCTGATTCTTCATCTCGAAAATGAACCCAGGCAGAATTAGACCAACGATAAGCTACATTATCTTCGTCAACGAAAATATCAATTTCATATACTGTTTGGTCGACTACGCTAAATAGACATTGTCCCACTTCTTTACCATCAGTGTCTGAAATCATCAAATACCGTGCGTTTGGGTAACAATCCCATTGAAATTCGTCACCGCCACAAATACGGAATGCTGCTGCTTTTAAGAATTTTTCAAGTTTCATGATTACTCCTCTTTGTATGTTTCGGTTATTTTAATTTTAAGTTTTTTTGCAATCGCAGTAACAATCTTATCTACTGCTTCCATGCCGTCCCATCCGTGTTCGTCGTGACTTGTATGACTTATTTCTTCGCCGTCAAGTTCAAATATGGTTTCTTCATCAGAAAGGTGTATTATAGTAATCAGGTGTTTGGACATTATTTTTTTCCTCTATATAAGGTGCAGAAAGTATTGTTGAATAATTTGTTGCTTGCTCAGTAAGTTTTACTAAATCAAACTTGCCACAGAATTTCAAAAACTGTGCACCAATCATTGGGTTATTCTTTGTTACTGCTTGTTCTTTTATTGTTGTTTCAATTACGACACGGATTTCTGCAGGCTGTGCAGAAAGGTCAACTAATATAACATTTCTATTATAATCATCTAAGACACGATGATCTGTTCCGTCATGATGTGGCCATCTCTGTAGCATTAGATTATTCCAATTAAATCCTTTGTTGTTTCGATCAGCAAATGCTTCTTCTAATCCAACTTTGTTTTTGCTTCCTTTAGTTCGAACACCGGGATATGCACTAAAAATGTTATCGGTTGGGTCACCACGCATACATTTTTCAAATAGAATAAATTGTGGGTCAGGAATTTTTTTAGGTAACTTAGTCTTTTTATCAATTACAGCTTTACCTTTTTTATCAAAAATACCATTGATAGTATGCAGTTCTTGACTAACGCCATTATATTGGGTAACATTGTCTGCTAACAGTTGATAGTAGTCTGAATCAGAACTGATTATGGTGTGATGATCTCCAGGATGTAATTGAATCCATCCTCCAATCAAATCATCTGCTTCTAATTGAGAATGTTGCAGCATTGTTACATTAGTTTTTTTATCGAAAAATTCGATTAGTTCTGTATATCCTGCTAAGAAGGCTTTTGATTCTTCTTGCTCAGTTACGGTTGATGCCAACCGTTTTACTTCTCTGTCTGCTTTGTAAGGTGCATAATAATCTTTGCGCCAACTACGTCCTTCAAGACACATTACAACATGAGTGGCTTTTTGGTCACGCCATGCAGCCGAGATGCTTTGCAATGTTGTATGCAAAGCATAAGCAACGCGTTCTTCAAGGTCTTGAGAATGTTTATTTGTAATATGTAGACAACGGAAGAATGTATTCATTCCATCTACAATCAGATATCTTTTAGTCATAACGCTATATTAGCATCAAGTGTAGATTTTGTCAAGCCCTGATTTACCAATATTATCGTGTGCGATTGGTCGGGTCGGCTTGATCCTGTTCATAGTTTTCTTGCAAAACATTACGACATAGATCACTAAACCATTGATCAACCATCTCAATATCGGTGCCTTTATACCCTGCTCTTACAAGTTTAGCAACAAAATAGTCATTCCAATCAAGATTAAATGCACCATTACTAATATTATCTAAATCAATCTCAACGTCTAATACTGTAACCCAGGGTTCGCCTTTTCTTGTCGCTTCTGCTTTTGCAATTTCAGTAGCAGTAAGTGGCGATGCAATTGGTGCTACTATTTTCTTCTTTCGTGGCTTCTTTGGTGCGGCCGGCGTTTTTGTTGTAGACTTCTGTGACTTTGTGTTTGTCTTAGTAGGTCCTTCAGACAGAGGGTTCTTAACAGACTCTACCTTCTTCCTTTTAAATATATCAAGTATTCCCATATTACTTCTCCTTATGTGCCCCACGCATTTTTAAACAGTGGAACTTGTAAACGATCACTATAACGTAATCCTGCCTTCATTGCTAATAGTGCAACACGTTTATTATTTAATGAATAAACACTCTCTACACCACCAACTGGCATCAAATATACTGGTCCAGTAAATCCCGCATCACGATATACCTGGGTCATCTCAATTGCTTCTGCAGCATCCGCCTCTGTTGCAACAACAAACTTCAAATAAGTATATCCGACATTTTCATACTCGCATACGATTTCTGGCTTGATTGCATCTTCTTTGCTTTCCCCGCTGCAAGACAATTTTGCACTAACTGAAAAGGTAACTTCTCTTTTAACATCTTCGTCTTTAGTCTGCCAATCAACCAGGTAACATAAAAATTCAGAAGTAAGAGGTTGTGTCCCATTAGTTTCAAATGTAATATCGCGCAATGTATCCATTTTTGGGTCATTGAGCAAATCAGGATATGAACGCTGCCATCCAAGCAATGGCTCTCCACCAGTAATAACAAGATGTTCGTCGCGCCATTCTTTGTATGGGAGAAGATTTACAATATCCTCTGCTAATTCTGCTGTGTCGCGCATTGGACTCAGTTGTTTAAATGCAGGATGCCAACTTGCATAACTATCACACCCTGTGCTAACAAGTGGTAATTCATTATATTCTTGATATTTAGTTATTAAATGATTTAGAATAATTGTCTTTACTTCTGTGCTCTTTTGTCCTGCAGGCATACCAAAGCCCGAACAAGTAAAATTGCAACCAAATGTCCGTAAGAAGATACTTGGCACACCCATATATCGACCTTCACCTTGAATACTATAAAATAGTTCTGCTACTTTAATTTTGCTCATTTTTAATCTCTTCTCTTACATTAGTTAAAACTTGTCCTAATAGATTAAGACCTTGCCACTGTGCTTCGTCTAATGATCTTGGATCTTCTACTCCTAATCCAATGCCCCATATCTTGTCATATGGCGATGCCTCAACTAACAAAGTATTTCCTGTGTTTAATAGTTCTTCTCGCATTTTTGCACTTTGTGTAAATTTTGCTTTACAGATATCAAACACTAATTCTTCTCTAATAAGACTCCAAACTTTGTCGTCATACCCGTTAACAAGTCTGCCTAATTTCTTCTGTGCAGAAGGGTCGCTCGTTTCTAAAATTTGGGAGGCTGTTGCAGTATCCCCAAATGTCATTGCTTTTTCCCACATCATTGCTTGTTCGGAACATGAAAATGTAATGTCTTTATACTTAAAAGTTGAAGTTGCCCAGTTTGAAAATGGTCCACCCCAAAAGAATGTAAATTTATTCATCTGTTCTTCCCTTATTTTTTTCTTTTGCTGCTTGTAACATATTATCTAACTTATTCTTTTCTTCGTGCTCTAAAAATTCTGAACGTGTTGCACTTGCTCCACAGTCACACCTTTCTGCACCACAATACATAAAACAATGTTTATCCCAATTTATTCTTTTAAACAAGCTCATATTATCCTCCCCACGGACAGTGTTCTGCAATTAGCTTTACTTTGAAAACTCTACCATCTTTTTTTAATTCTTCTTTAATACCTTTTATCTCGTCTTCAAATATTTCTGAAGACATTGGTTTGCTTTCTTTATTTTCGACTTCTACATAATATCCCATATCTTCAAGCGATTCGCTTGATATATTCAAATTCGACATCAAATGTTTGTCCCGGTCCACTAACAGTAACAGTAAAGTGAATCATTATTCTTCATACCTACAATGTGATTTCTTTGTTTCCCACAACTCAACTGCTGTCACTTTTGCAATGTCGCCGACTTTTTCTTGTGCATACTTATATAGGTATTTGCAAATATTTTCTGATGTTGGGACAAAGTTTACTAAAA